GGTAATCATTCACTGCCTGCAGGATGATTCCGTTGGCCAGTTTCTCATACGGGTCTATCATTTCACAACCTCCAGTTCTGCTTTGACCGCTTCAATCAATGCGGCCTGTGTCTTATCCTTTTTCTGCAATGCCTGCATGACCTGTTCGTCGATGGTACCCTCTGCAATGATGTGAGTGATGGTCACGGTATGCTTCTGTCCCTGTCGATAGAGTCTGGCGTTCGTCTGCTGGTAAAGTTCCAGCGACCAGGTCAGGCTAAACCAGATCAACATAGAGCCACCATCCTGCAGATTGAGACCATGACCGGCGCCAGCTGGATGAATGAGTGCCACCGGAATCTTCCCAGCATTCCAGTCTCGGATGTCCCGGCTGCTCCGGATCTCCCGGACTGGAATGCGTTCTTTGATGCGCTCGGCATCATGCTTATACCAGTAGGCCACCAGGACCGGCCGGCCATTGGCACTCTCCACCAAATCTTCCAATGCATCCAGCTTGCGGTCATGCATGTGCAACGCCTTGCCATCTTCATCGTAGACAGCTCCACTGGCCATCTGCAGCAGCTTGTTCGAGAGTGCTGCTGCATTCATCGCGTCAATCTCCTGCTCACCAATCGTCGTGACCATCTCAGCCCTCATGGCATCATAGGTCTTGCGCTCTTTTGCTGAGAGCTTGACCATGCTCTGTGTCTCAACCAGCTCTGGCAGCTTGAGATAATCGGCTGACCGCATCGAGATGGTGATGTCACCAATACGTTGATAGATCTCATCCTCTGCCCCGGGCCTCGGCTTGTAACTGAATACCATCTGCTGATTCCGCTTATCGGGCAGGAACAGTTCCTCCCGATAGTGCGTGATGAACCGTCCCAGACGCTTGCCCATATCCAGCAGCCTGAACTCTGCCCAGAGGTCCATGAGTCCATTGGCCGATGGCGTTCCAGTCAGTCCCACTACCCGCTTGGCCAGTGGCCGTGCTTTCATCAGCGCCCGAAAGCGCCGGGCCTGATAGGACTTGAAGGAACTCAGCTCGTCAATGACAATCATGTCAAAGTCGAAGGGCCAGCCGCTCTTGCTCACCAGCCAGTCCACGTTTTCGCGGTTGATGATGGTCAGTTCTGCCCGCTGGGCCAGGGCAGCAATACGCTCTCGCTCGGTACCAACGGCAACAGCAAAGGTCAGCTGTCGCAGGTGTTCCCATTTCTGAATCTCCGCCGGCCAGGTATCTCGTGCCACCCGCAGCGGTGCGATGATCAGGATCCGGCTGACCGCAAAGCGGTCATGCAGCAGTTCCTCCATCGCAGTCAGCGTGATGACCGTCTTGCCCAGGCCGCAATCCAGGAAGATGGCTGCGACTGGATGGTCCAGGATGAACTGCGTCGCATAGTCCTGATAATCATGAGGCTTGTATCGCATCCAGCACACCTCCAATCTGTTCCCTGCCATCTACCACGAACACCAGGAAGCCCATCACCCGCAGCTGCTGAATGCGCCGGACCTGTATCGGTCTTGGCTGCTGGCCGGGTGCCTTCAGCTCAACAAAGCCAAGATGGCCACCGGGCAACATCACAATCCGGTCCGGTACCCCAATGCAGCCAGGGCTGACGAACTTTAATGCCACACCACCACGATGCACGGTTTCCATCACGAGCTTGCGCTCAATATTCTTTTCTCGCATAACGGCTCTTCCTCGCTTTCTCACCAGCCACATAAGCCGACCAATATTTCTCAAAAACCTCCATGTGCATGCCTTTCCCCTGCAGATATGCCTTGATGATTTCATGCCATGCCGCATATTTGCCATCACCATTACGAGGGAATTTATCTTTTTCGCATTTCATAAGCTCTGCCAAAGGTTTCGCCACAGAATCCTTGTTTCTCATCATGTATGTGTAAAAAGTCATTTCAAAGTCCTCCAAACCGCATAGTTACGCCATTTCCAAGCCATTGATGTAAGCTGATGTAGCCCAGATACCATATCCTTATATATATAAAATTTTTATTTTTTATCTATACGCGTAGATAGTGTATATGGCCTTCATCTCCCTACATCGAACCCCGTCAAAGCCTTATGGCATAAGGATTCAATGACATTGGCCTATCAAGAATCTGCCTACATCAAAAATTCACTTCTGAGCTTCACCCCTCGGAAGAAAATGCCTTTAGGCAATCTTTTCTTTACATACCCGGCGGTGATGAGCGCATTCGAGAAATCTGAGCTGCTTCTCGTAAAATCCCCCATACGCTCACAGTAGACACGATATTCCTGATACAGATCCCCGGCTTTTTCCCGGTAGGTGCTGTCAACGTCACAGCACTCCCGCAGAAACGCATGCAGCCAGTCATTCTCCTGGCGATAAGCCTCACTGGCTTGCTTCACGACCTGGGGCATGCTCAACTTGTAATTGTTTTTGATGACCCGTTGTGCACCTTCGATGATCCACGAAAGCACTGCTGGTCCGGCTTCTGCTACCAAATAGTCCGCATAATTCTTGTGGTCACTGCTACCCTCAAACACAGCATCAAAAGGGATGACCACGAGTCTGCGCCATATCCCTTCATCCAAGGCTCCCACCTTCGGCAGATGGTTGGTATAGAGCACGCAAGTATGAGATGGCGTAAACGGAGAGGGACTCTTGAATTTCTTCTCGCCCATGATGTCATCCGTCGAGCACAGATTCTTGACCGTGCCTTCGCTCAAACGCGTCCCTTCCGGGAGCTCAGCGGCAATGATCAGTCTTCTACCCTTTAGCTCCGTGATCTCCCACTTGACGTTCCTGCGGCAACCGACAATCAGTGAATCAGCAGAAAGCCCTCCACTGTAGCTCCCCAGCACCCGTGAGATCGTGTTGAAGAAGGTGCTCTTGCCATTGCGCCCATCGCCATAAGCAATGACCAGCATCTCGACATACACTTTACCGATGGATGCCAATCCTACGACCTCCTGCACATAGTCGATCAGCTCGATGTCTCCCAGGAACGTCTTGCCCAGTGTATCCTTCCAGAGTGCGGTTCCCTTGTCTCCCGGCTCTGTAATTGCTGCCTTGGTTATCAGGTCATCTGCGTTATGTTCCTTCCTGCCAGCGATTCCCAGTCGCAGATCATACGTGGCCTCCGGCGTATTCAGCAGGAACGGATCACGGTCCAAGGCGCCGTATTCCACGTACAGCATCGGCTTCACTGCCTCCATGGCTGACTTGATATAGCGCATATTGCGGCGCTGCATCACAAACGCATGATAACGCAAGGCCCTCGCGTATTCCGCATAGACCCGTTGCTGACTATCGCCCAGGTCCTTTTCGAGCTTCTTGCCACCCTTGGCTACGCTTGCCTCGGAAACACCAGCATCCAGTAACGCCTTCTTGGTGTTCTTCACCATATCCACCGCATCCGCCAGTTGCAGATCCAAGAACTGTTCTACGGCTCCCACAGCGGCCGGCTCAGATTCTTCCCAATAGGCACCGTTATAGTGCAGGAACTCCGTGGCCGGATGGTATCGCAGCTCGTCGCGATACTCATGCGACAACACTTTCGCTTGGCCGATATCCGAAAAGTCCGTTGGCATCAGGTTTTCGCACTGAAATTCATAGCTCTCGGGCGGCACATAGCCAGGCTGCTTTTTCAGCATCTCGCAAAACTTCTCGGCACTGTGCCAGATTTTGGAAAGCTCCTCATCCGAAAGTGGCGGGACACATTTGGCAGCCTCCTCCATGAAGATCTCATGTGCCCGGTCGGTCGCTCCATAGCGCTTGACTACACGCCCTGCAAAATGTGACATCGTACTATTGCGCTGCCCGGCAGGGATGCTATGTTCCGTGTGCGCAGGCTGCAGCATCTGGTCGATGGTCTTGCTGCCTTCATGCCAGAATGGTGCCCCGGCCTCGCTTCCATACACAAACCTTGCAGCATCCAGGCAGTTTGGATCAAAGAACGGGAACTTCGCCTGCACCGCTGCTTTCAGCGCCCTGCACTTCTGCGCCGTGATGAGGATATTTACGGGGAAATACGCATGCCAGCGCGGCCGAGCTGACTTGCCGTCCTTCTCCTGCCGATCATGACGGCTAGGTGTTGCAGCAAAGGCCACATCCGGCATCATCGCAGCAAGCTGCTCTGGCGTCACCCAAGCAGTTGGATCTTCACTATGGTCGTTGTCGCAATCCAGCATGATGACATCGCAGGCCATGAAATCTGCCACGCTGCGATGGTTGTCCTTGAAACTGGCACATACATGATCCTTCGCTGCAGCGGCAGATAAGCTATCCGCACTGTCTACGTGGACCTCATGAGGATACTGGCAGTTCTGCTCGTTACCGGAGCAGTCTGCCGTGTATAACGTAAACTTCATCGTTCCAAAACCTCCTCCATCCGAAAGCGCCGGACCGGCTTATTCATATCCTGCGCAGCCTCGATCTCAACCGTCATGCCTTCTGTGGCTTCACCGAATGCCCAGAGCTCATCGCACCGGGCAAGCAAAGCCACATCCATCTTCAGTGCCAGACCACGCTGCGTGATCTCGGTCAGGAACTGAGGCAGCAGTAGATGCGGAGCCAAGGGGATATGCTTCCGGCTGACCACGAACTTGCAATACTGCCTTGCCCGCATCACATTGACACGCTCATTGCCACGATAGGCCGAGCATACATAGACCACCGGCCAGGCCTGCCGACGCTCATCTTTCTCAATCCTAGAAAGCGCCGTCTGGGCCGTGGTATCGATATACCCCTCCGAGTTATACCGCTCAATACACATAAGAATCAGTCCTCCTTCTCAATCAGCGGCAGGATACCATGTGCCTTCAGGAAGTCATAAAGGAACAGTCTACCTTTCTGTGTCCAGTAAGTATGCGGCTTGGCATGCTGATTGCCAAAGTCGTCTGCATAGTTATGAGTTTTGGTACTGGTGTACCCCTGCTCTGCATAATGCTGATACAAAAGCCAGATGCCGCTCTGCTTAAACTGGATTCCCTGTTCGTGCAGATAGGCATTAAGATGCTTGGCTGAATAACCATAATCCTTCGCAATAGTCGTGATGGGCATCAAATCCGGACACTGCAGGATCAAGTCGTAATAGCTGACCTTCGGCTTCATCTCCACAATCTGCTGACGCTGAACTGCGACCGCCCCCTCCAGAGCCTTGCGCTGTTCGCGCTCTGCCTTCAGTTCCTGCAGAGCCTTGATGGCAATGTCTGGATTCGCCAGGATTTCATCCACGGCATACAGGCCATGCTTGCGGATAGCCGGCAACACCTCCGATGTCACCCAGTGCTTGAACGCTTTGGCTTTCGGCATCTCGCTGGTAAGAATAAGGCTGTACAGACCAGACTCGTTGATGAGCCAGCCGCCACGCTGTCCCAAACTCGATAACGTTTCGTTATTGAGTTTGTCCTCATCATCTACATGGTCAGCGATGGCCTTGCTGGGATTCGTGTACTCCAGAATCTCTGCCACATCCTTGCCCACGAAATACGGGACTCCACCCACTTCCACCGTGCGAACCTTGCCGAACGCCTCATTCTCAAAGACCTGAATCTCTTTCATGATGATTCCTCCTCATCCTGTGATGGCAGCTGAATTGCTACCTACACATACAGGCGAAAAAATCAACCCCCTTCATATGCAGGAGAACAAAAAGGACGGTTTTGGTCACCCTAGAATTGAAAAAGCAACATTTCCCCCTTGCGCAAATGGCAGGATTCTAAAGCCCCATGTCGAAATAAGATATCAGTATATAAAAAGCGAAGGAGGCTATTACTATGCTAAAAAGGATTATGGGTGCGGTATTTGCCTTGGTGGCAGCAATCTGTATTTTTTCCCCGCCGGTATACGCACAGGAAACAGGATTTCTCGAATCAGAAAAGGCCACGTTCCTTTACATGGACACCAGGACCTTGAATATGAACTATGATGGAGAAGAAATCCTGTTCACCTCCATGCGGGATGGCACATTACGACTTACCAGCGCCGATGGAAGGAATGATTATCTTTCCTTCATTCCCTATGATGGAAAGATGGGCGGTGTTGGATACTCCATCCGGCCGATATACACTATATTCCCGAGTATGATATTCATTGAAATCATTGCTGATGTCGGTGCCCACGCCAAAAACTGTGGCTACTGGCTCATCGGCAAGCGTAATGGTCAATGGGTCACCTACATTTCCATTGACAGTCTTGCCCAGATGGGATACACGCCCGGCAAATGGCATCAGATTCACACCGCTGCCAACCAGGACGCAACTGGCAGGTTTATCCTTACCAGCCAGCATGAATATATGCCACCCGGAGCCCAATATGGCTATCAACGTAGAATGGCTACCGACCTGACCCTGCAAATCTTCTGGGATCAAAAAGCACAATGGTTTGGGCTTCGCCGCCTATAAAAAACAAAGAGCTGCGCTCTGGCACATTGCCAAAAGCGCAGCTCCTTTTTAATCTTTCTGATAATACTGGCACTCATAGCCATCTGCCCGAAGCAACAACCCGGATGCCCACGGTGGAGTCTGGCCCATCTTCTCGCAGACCTCTTGGAGCGTCAGTCGTTCATCCGCCTCGATGATCAGCTCATCATGCACATGCATCACGATGCGAGTGTCGCGGAGTGTCTGCATCGCATAGCAGAGAACATCCCTGGCTACGGCCTGGGTAATGTTCTCGACCAGCTTGCCAGCGAATGTCTCGATGCGCTCCCACTTCTTTGTCGCGCCGATTCCCATGTAGGTAATGGACTCACCGCCGAAACGATTCTCACCAATGCGTGGCAGCACATAGGCCAGATGCCGGCCACTGGGAAGCTCGATAAAGAGCATACCGCTCCGGCAAACAAACTGCAGGCCATGCGTCTCCGTGGTCGTATGACCTTTGACCGCTGCCTTGGCAGCGTGATCCACATCCCACCAGAACTTTACGATATTGGGATTGGCCTCGCGCCAAGCATCAACCAATGGCTGCAGCTCATCTTCCTTCATCCCGGATTCGATGGCCCCCATTGCCTTGAGCGCACCTACTGATCCAGAAT